CATTGCCAGCCTCCAGAGGGCCCAGGTCAGCAATGAGAAGCTAAAGATAGAGGCAAGGAAGGAGCAGGGGGCTGTCCATGTGGCGATGGACCTCTTAAAACAGAAGGTATTTGCTGAGATCGGCCAGAACCATCCGGAGATTGCGGCAACGCTTTTGGAGCTGGCGGAGAATACGGAGAAAGAGCTTGCGAGGATGCCGTGACGGGGCCATGCATTTTGGGGCCCATACAGGCATTTTAAGGCGGTTATGGGGAATTGGACGGAAGGGCGGCTCTGGGCGGCTGTTTAAGCCGTTTAAAGCGGTTTTTAAGCGGTATAAAGCCGGGGCAGGAAAAAGCCCGTGCAGTGGCAGCACTATGCCCGTGAAAAGGTGGACAGAAATGGAAAGCAACTGGAAAGAAAAAGCGTCAAAATATTACAATGACGGCTTGAAAATATCTGACATTGCCCTGCTGCTGGAGGTGTCCAGGCAGAGCGTATCGGCCTTTTTAAAGTCCCAGCCCGGCTTCCGGGAGGAAAAGGAGCGGCGCAAAAGGGAGAACGCAAGGAAGAGGCGGATCTATAAGACGGACAAACAGCGCAGCTACCGTGCAGAGCAGGGGATTTCCATGCAGGTGAGCGCGGAAACCATGAAACGGGAGCATGAGCTCGCGGTGCTGGAGCTGAGCAGGGAGAGGTACCACTAATTTGAAAGGGTTAAAAGCCCTTTTTTTAATCCTTAAAATCGGTTTAAAAGAGGTTAAAGAATGAGCAGCCTGGCGGAGCAGTTCCGGGAACAATTGAATAAAAAGGATTGTGTGAGGGACAGAAACCTTGCCAGGGGGCGCAAAAACCTGCGCACATTCTGCAACCTGCGCAAGCCCGATTTTTATAAGCCGGAGAGGGAATATCAGGACATCTTATGCAATACCCTGCAGGCGGCCTATGAAAAAAAGCTGGTAAATGAAAAGACGGGCAGGCCCGTTAAGTACCTGATCATCAACCTGCCGCCCGGATTTGGAAAGTCCTACACGCTGGCAAATTTTGTCAATTGGGTATACGGGCAGGATGTGAAAAACAAGGTGATCACCGTCTCCTATAACGGCATTATCGCGCCGGAGTTTTCCCGGACCGCCAAGGACATGATCCTGGAGGAAGAGACGGAAGGGGAGGAGTGCTATACTACAAGGAGCTTTTTCCCTGACCTGAAAATAAAATACGGGGACAGCTCCGTGATGAAGTGGAGCCTGGAGGGGAGCTATACCAGCTACCTTGCCACATCTTTTGACGGGACTCTCACCGGCATGAGAGGAAACATCATTATCATAGATGACCCGATTAAGTCGGCGGAGGAGGCGGTCAATGACAGTGTAAAGGAAAAACACTGGAACTTCTTTAAAAATACGCTTTCTTCCAGAATGCTGCCCGGGGCGCTGTGCATTATCGTGCTGACCAGGTGGGCGACGGATGACCTTGCCGGGCGGGTGATGGAGAAATTCCCGGACCAGTGCTATGAGCTTAAGATCCCGGCCCTTACCATAGACGGGCCGGAAGGGGTGAGCACCTGTGAGGATCTGTACCCCACAGAGGACCTGCAGCAGAAAAGGCAGACGCTGGATGAAGAAATCTGGGGGGCCAACTACATGCAGGTACCGGTGGATAAGAAAGGCTCCCTGTATGGGGAGTTCAAGACTTATGACGCCATAGACCCTGACAAGTTTGAGAAGATGTTAAACTATACGGATACGGCGGATGAAGGGGCGGACCTATTGTGCAGCATAAGCGGCGGGCAGATCGGCAGGTACGGCTATGTGACGGATGTGTACTATACGGATGAGCCCATGGAGGTAACGGAGCCGGAGACTGCAAGGCGGCTCCAGATAAACGGCGTCAGGGAGGCGCTGATCGAATCCAACAACGGGGGCCGGGGGTTTGCCCGCAATGTCATAAGGCACTTAAAGGAATTAAAATGCCATAAATGCAGCGTGACATGGTTCCACCAGGGCAAGAACAAGCGGACGAGGATCCTGACCAACGCCTCCAACGTGATGGATCAGGTCATCATGCCGGCCGACTGGAAGGAGCGGTGGCCGGCTTTTGCGAAGCACGTTTCCCGCTACCAGCGCAAAGGGAAGAATGACCATGATGATGCGGAAGACACGCTGACCGGGTTTGTGGAGCTGATCAATGGGGATGTGAAGGGAAAGAAGAAAGCCAGGACGGGGAAGAAAAGCCGTCTTGGATTGTAGGAGATAAAAATGTATCAATTTAAAAAAGAACAGGTATTGGAGCCGGAATTCCTGACAAAGCTGATCGCCAGGTTTAGGAGCGAATATGTCCCAAGGTTTAAAAAAGATCAGGAATATTATGAGGTCAGGACAGAAATATTCGGCAGGGTGATGACGGATGACAAGCCCAACAATAAGCTGGCCCATGGCTTCTGCCGGTATATTACCAACATGGCTACCAGCTATTTTGCAGGAAAGCCTATCAAGTACCAGACAGAAGATGGAGCCTACCTGGATGCCCTGAATGGGATATTTAAGGACAATTATATCAATGCCCTGAATTTTGAGGTGAGCAAGGAGGCCAGCAAAAAGGGGATCGGATTCCTTCTCTTATTTATCAACGAGGCCTCCAAGCTCCGGATTAAAAAGATGGATGCAGAGAGCATCATTCCGATTTATTCCGACTGCCTGGATGAGTTTTTGGAAGCCGCCGTCCGCGTCTGGGCCGTGCATGACATTGACGGGAATCTGGAAGCAGAATATGCGGATGTTTATGATGATATTTATATTTACCACTACAGGCGCAGGGAAGGGGAAATGTGTTATACATTAGACGGCAGCCCAGAACCCCATTTTATGGGGGACATACCGGTGATTGTGGTGTGGAACAATGAAGAGAGGCTGGGGGACTTTGAGCCCCACATCAGCCTGAATGATGCCTATGATAATGCGCAGTCCGATACCGCCAACGACATGGATTATTTTACGGACGCTTATTTGTGCGTTGCCGGTGCAAGTGAGATGGTGGAAAATGCATTGATCGGGGAGGACGGGGAAGAGGAGGGGGCAGCGGCAGCCAGCAGCCTGCGTAAGAACAGGATTTTGTTTTTAGATGAACACGGCCAGGCACAGTGGCTGGTCAAGCAGGTGAATGATGCCGCCAGCGAAAACTATAAGGACCGCCTTTATAAAGACATCTTTTTCCTGTCACAGGTCCCCGCACTCTCTGATGAGAGCTTTGCCGGGAACCTGTCGGGGATCGCGATCAAGTATAAGCTGATCGGGCTGGAGGAGCTGGCGATCATGAAGGAAAACCGCTTCCGGTCAGCCCAGACAAAGATGCTCAGTATTATTACGGAATATCTGAATACTTCCATGAACAAAAGCTGGGATCCGGATACCGTAGAGCAGAAATATGAGAGGAATTTTATTGAGAACGTATCGGACATTATCAATGATGTGAGGAACTTGGAAGGGATTGTTTCGAAGCAGACACAGCTTGACATGCTCCCGGGGACTGTCGTTGACGATACGGCCCAGGAGCTCGCACGCATCCAGAAAGAAACACTGGCAGCAGAAAACCTTCCTAAAATAAATCTGGATGATTTATAGGCGGCGTCTTATGGGGAGTAAAAACAGCCAGGAATACTGGAAAAAAAGGTTTGAGAAGGATAAGGCAGGGCAGGTCAACCGGACAGAGGACTATATCAGGAAAAAACAGCAGGCTTACTACCAAAAAGCGGAAGAGGAAATCCGCAGGGAGATTGAAAAGCTCTACCAGAGATTTTCCGATGAGGAAAATATCACGCTGGCCCAGGCGAAGGAGAAGATCCGGGGCGCAGACTTTAAGAAGATAGATTTTCATGCCATGGTGCAGGAATCGTTAAAGCTTTTCAGGGAGCTTAAGGGGAAGGACCAGCTCCCCGGGGATGTTGTTGCCCGTATGGAGCAGCAGCACATGGATCTTGAAAAAAAGATCAACCTTTACGCAAGGCGGGGGGAGATTTCCTATCTGGAATTAAAATGCCTTGACATTGACAGGATACTCCTTGGCCTGTATGACAGGAACCAGGTGGGTATCTATGACCACCTAAAGAGCGAATGGGAGGATGCCTATTACCGCCAGATATTCAATACCCAGCAGCATATCGGGTTTGGGAAAGACTTTATCAGGCCGAATGAAAAGGCGGTAAGGAGGGCGGTCTTAAACCGTTATGATAAAAAAGACTACTCCAAAAGGCTGTACGCCCACTGCCATACTTTTTCCCAGGACTTTAGGGAGAACCTGACCATAGGGCTGATCCGTGGGGAGAACCTGGACAAGATGGCAGGCCGGATCCATAAGCAGATGGGGGTAGCCCAGAGCGCGGCAAAGAGGCTGGTGAGGACAGAGACAGCCTATGTGTTTGAGCAGGCCACGATGGAGGCTTACCGCCAGTGCGGGATAGAGTGGTATGAGTTCCTTGCCACTCTGGATAATAAGACGACGCCGCAGTGCCAGCGCCTTGACGGGAAGCACTTTAAGGTAGAGGATGCCAGGCCCGGGGAGAACTGCCCGCCCATGCACCCGAACTGCCGCAGCACCACAGTCTGCTGGTTTTCCGGGGAGGAGGAAAAGAAAGCCCGGACCCAGAGGATTGCGAAAGATGAAAACGGCCATTACTACCAGGTAAGCGCCGACCTGACCTATAAGCAGTGGGAAGCCGCCTATGGGATGCGGGAATTCAGGTACCAGGGGGAGGGAAATCTGGGAGATACCATAAAGCGGGTGGTAAACATCCAGAAGATAGTCCTGCCTATGAGCAGGAAAGTGAAGAATGTTTTAAAGGATGTGACGATCAGGCAAGGGGACAAGAATGCAAACAGGTATTCTCCGTCCAGCAAAACAATCTATTTCAATACAAATGCAACCAAGGATATTATGGAGCATGAGATCGGCCATGCAATAGAAGAAACCCTATTCGATGCGGAAAAGGTCAGATCCTTAAAACAGAAGCTGACGCAAGGGCTTACAGTCAAAGATATTAGGAAAGTTAAGGGGGATGATGGGACTGGCCGGGAGCAGGATATTTTTGTCTTGAAGAATGCAGAACTAATTGACATCTACCAGGGCAGGATATATGCTGACAGTAAGGAAGAATGTGTGGATGCCCAGGGGAATATTGATGTGGATAAAATGGGAGAGTTCATATCGGTGGCATACCGATATTACATGGACTACCCCGGAATCATGCAGATACGTTTCCCAGAAATGTACCAGCTTGTGAAGGAGAGTGTGGAATGAGCGGCAATGAAAAAAAGAGGGATAGGGAACACTTTATGGTAGATTTCCCAGAAGAACTAAACCCGGAGCTTTACGAGACCTCTTTTGACTGGGAGGCAGAGGAAAGGCGCCTTAAGGAAGAGGAAAAGGAAAAACGCAGACAGGCTAACCCTTTGCGAAGAATATTTAAATAGGAATTAAAAGATAGAAAAACAGGTAACTAAGAGATTGCGAAAGAGCAGTCTCTTTTTAATTACACATTTTTAGGAGGTACCGAGATGGAAAATATCAATGAAAC